TCTCACCTATGGTTAAGGAAACGTACAAGATGGGGGACAAAGTCTCTGTAATGGGACATAAAGTACCTCATCAGAACATTTTTACCCTTAAGGTGATTATGGGTGACAAGAGTGATAATATAGATGGGATCGAGAGACTTGGGGAAAAAACTTTTCTGAAGTTTTTCCCTGAGGTCCTTGACCAAGAGGTTTCGGTTGATGATATTTTATCAAAAACCAATCAACTTCTTCAGGAGAATGAAAACAACAAAGCACTTCAAAATCTTGTCAAAGGAAAGACAAAAGACGGAGAACTGGGTATGACATTCTTTGATGTCAACAAAAAGATCGTGGATTTGTCCAATCCGATGATTACTGAAGAAGGTAAAGAACTTGTCCAACTTTATTATCGTGAATCAATGGACCCCGAGGGTAGGGGGTCGAAGAATCTTATCAGAATGATGACAGACGATGGTTTCTTCAAATTTCTACCCAAAACTGACGAAGCTTTTTTGAGTTTTGTCAAACCATTTATGAAACTAACAAGAAAAGAAAAAAGAAAATTCAATCAATCAAATTAATTTTTTATGAAAGAACAAGATATTGTTAAGATGGAGTTCCTAATTACTTTGAATAATAACATTGTTATTCAGAGATACTTCAACGTACGAGGATATAACTCCACAGCAAGAGCGTCGGTAGACCTCTATGAATATGTCAGAGAATTGGTCGAAGCTTTCGAACAAACTCAAAAAATGAGAACAGTTGTTTACATGCTCGACAACCAATTTGACATTATAGAAGATTCCACAATTTTAGACACTGACAATACCGACGGACCCGAAATTTTCAATTTTTACGTAAAAATTGGAGATCAGACAATTTGTCATAGACTGTTGGATGCAAAAATTTTCCCACCTAAAATAAGATACACCGTAGACATACGCCAAGAGGCAAAAAGTATACTTCGGGAGTTAACTGACATCTTTTCAGGACGAGATTTTAATACTCAGTACCTGAACTATACATTGGCTTGAGTGTATTTATAACTTACAGAAAAGGGAATAAAATTATGTCAAATAGAAACTTCGAATATCTCGGAAATACATTTCAATTACAACTACTAAATCAAATAATCTTAGATAAAGATTTTTCACATTCGATCATTGACGTAATCGAACCCTCACACTTTGAAAACAAGTACTTTAAAACCTTGATTCAACTTATCAAGGAGTATTATGTAAAGTATGATTGTACACCTTCATACGAAACTTTATCACAAATCGTCAAGAGTGAGTTCCCTCAAGAACTCATGTTGAAGATTCTCAACGATACCATCAAACAAATCCAAGATTCACCTATTGATGGGGCGAATTTCGTTCAAGAAAAAGCTTTGAAATTCTGTAAACAACAAGAACTTCAAAAGGCTATTTCTAAATCTCAAAAGATTTTGGATAACGGTGATTTCGAGAATTACGACAAACTTGAGGAACTATTCAGAGCGGCTATTCAAATTGGTGAAAACAACAACAAAATCGAAGATGTTTTCCAAAACTTGGATGATGTACTAAACGAAGATTTTAGACACCCTATTCCAATGGGAATTGTTGGTATAGACAAACTCCTCAAAGGTGGTTTGGCTAAGGGTGAATTGGGAGTAATATTGGCACCGACTGGTGTTGGTAAGACAACAGTCCTTTCTAAAATTGCTAACAGTGCCTTCAATAGTGGATACAACGTTCTCCAATTATTCTTCGAGGATAATCCCAAAGTCATTCAAAGAAAGCACTTCACTATGTGGACAGGGATTGCCCCTGATGACCTTCCAAATCATCGTGATGAGGTTTTGGAAAAAGCACGTGAAGTAAAAGAAGTTATGACAAATAAACTTTATTTGAAAAAACTTCCATCAGACACTCACACTATGACTCAGATCAAAAATATGATTCGTAAAATGATTGCTGATGGTCACAAGATTGACATGATTTTGGTGGATTACATCGACTGTATTGTTCCCGATAAGAATTTGGGTGACGAGTGGAAAAGTGAAGGTTCGGTCATGAGAGGTTTCGAGGCTCTCTGTCATGAATTGAATGTTGTGGGTTGGACCGCGACACAGGGTAACAGAAGCTCTATATCTTCTGAGGTTGTAACCACCGACCAAATGGGTGGTAGTATTAAGAAGGCTCAAGTAGGTCACGTTATCATTTCTGTGGCAAAGACCCTTCAACAAAAAGAAATGAACCTGGCTACCATCGCCATAACCAAATCTCGTGTTGGTAAAGATGGTGTTGTTTTCGAGAACTGTAAGTTTGATAATGAAATGTTGGAGATCGACACCGAAAGTTCGGTAACTTTCTTAGGATTTGAAGAAAAGAAAGAGGAGCAAAAACGTGATCGAATCAAAGAACTCATGGAGAAACGAAAACAACGTGAACAACAAAACTAAATTTATAAAATTATAAAAAATGGAAGAGTTATTAGATATAATATCTAGTGATACCCGTTATGTCATCAAACGTACCGGTGATAGAGTTTTATTTGAGTCAGATAAAATTAAGAATGCAGTTATGAAGGCTATGGAAAGCGTTGGAAAAGTCGACGAAGAAATGGCTGAAAAAATTGCAAGATTGACTAAAAAGAGTCTCTACAGAGGAGATAAACTTCGTGTTCCTCACGTTGATGAAATTCATGATATGGTTGAAAATAAATTGATGGATAATGGACTAAATGATGTTGCAAAAGAATATATTATTTATCGTTCGATTCACCGACCTAATATCTTTTCAAAAAGGGTAAATTTGAAACCATACGAATATCCTGAATTGGTTGAGTATGTTGATGCAATTAGACACTCTTATTGGGTTCATACTGAATTCAACTTCACTTCGGATATTCAAGACTTCAAGGTTCACTTGAATGATAAGGAAAAAAATGCGGTTCAAAGAGCTATGTTGGCAATTTCACAAATCGAAATTGCGGTAAAAACTTTTTGGGGCGACATTTACAAAAGAATGCCCAAACCAGAAATTGGTAACGTTGGTGCAACTTTTGCAGAATCTGAAGTTAGACACGCTGATGCATATTCACATTTGATTCAATTGTTAGGATTGAATACAGAATTTCAAAACCTTTTGGAAGTCCCTGCAATCAGAAGACGAATCAAATATTTGGAAAAAACAATTTCCAACTCTAAAACAGTAGAAAACCAAGACTATTTTGAATCGGTAGTATTGTTTTCTATGTTTGTTGAGAATGTGTCACTATTCTCTCAATTCTTAGTAATCATGGCTTTCAACAAGCACAAAAATGTCTTGAAGGGTATCAGTAATGCTGTTGAGGCGACATCTAAAGAAGAGAATATTCATGCTGAGTTCGGATTTGATTTGGTGAACCTAATCAAAAAAGAGAATCCATCTTGGTGGACACCACAATTAGTAGAAGATATCATCGACGCAACACAAGAGGCTTACGAGGCAGAATCGGAAATCGTTGATTGGATCTTTGAAATGGGTGACTTGGATTTTCTTACTAAAGAACAAACCATGGAGTTTATAAAACACAGATTCAACTTATCATTGAATTCTATTGGAATTGAAGATGTGTTTAAGGTTAATAAGAAATTGTTGGAAACGACTGAATGGTTTGACGATGAAATCTTGACAACAAAACACACGGACTTCTTCAATAAGAGAAGTATCAATTATAGCAAAAAATCAAAATCAATTACTTTAAACGACTTATTTTAATATAAAAAATGGAAAATAGAAAACCTTTTGACTGGATCAATGACGAATCAATTACCTTCCTTCGTAGAGGGTATTTGAGTGAAGGTGAAGAACCTTTGGAAAGAATCAAAGTTATTGCAGATCATGCTGAAAAATTATTGGGAATCGAAGGATTTGCTGATAAGTTTTATGATTATATGGGTAAAGGATGGTATTCTCTATCCTCACCTGTATGGGCTAACTTTGGTAAAAAAAGAGGACTTCCAGTAAGTTGTTTCGGTTCAAACGTTGGGGATAACATCGAATCTATTTTATACACTCAGGCTGAAGTCGGGGAGATGAGTAAAATGGGTGGTGGTACATCAGGATATTTTGGTAACATTCGTGGAAGAGGCGCCAAAATTACTGATAACGGTCACGCTCCCGGTGCGGTACACTTTATGAACTTGTTTCAGAGTGTGGTTGATAACATCTCACAAGGTTCGACTCGTAGAGGAAGATTCTCACCTTATTTACCTGTAGAACATCCTGATATTATGGAGTTCTTGGAAATTGGTACTGAAGGGTTCCCAATTCAAGATTTGACTCACGCAGTTACTGTTACTGATAAATTCATGAAAGAGATGATTGCTGGTGATGAAGACAAAAGAGCTGTGTGGGCTAAAGTAATTCAACGTAGAGGTGAAATTGGATATCCATATATTATGTTCACTGATACAATGAATAACAAGGCACCCGAAGTTTATCAGGATAAGGGTATGAAAATTTACAATTCAAATCTTTGTTCTGAAATCGCTCTTCACAACTCTGAGGAAGAGTCGTTTGTATGTGTCTTATCATCAATGAATTTACTTCACTATGATGAATGGAAAGATACAGATGCTGTTGAAACTATGGTTTATTTCTTGGATGCTGTTGTTACCGAATTTATCAGTAAAATTGATGACATTCGTAACAGTGGTGCATTAGAAGGTCAAAGA